CAAAGAATCTAGAAAAGAATGGGAAGAAGGATACACAAAAGGTTTAGATTTACTTGGTGTTAAATACACTGAGCAAACAAGACCATTCAAAGGTGCATCCGGTGTCACCCATCCGTTGTTAACTGAGAGTGCTACGACTTTCCAAGCTTCTGCTTATAAAGAATTATTACCAAGTGATGGTCCAGTAAGAACTCAGGTTATAGGTGCAAGAACACCGGCTACCGAACAACAAGCTGATCGTGTTAAAGAATATTTAAATTATCTTCTTATGGAGAAGATGGAAGACTACACAACTGATATGGATCAAATGTTATACTACCTTCCATTATCAGGATCGACTTTCAAAAAAGTTTATTACGATGCATTCTTACAAAGACCTATTTCTAAATTTATACCTGCTGAAGATTTAGTTGTTCCATACTATGCATCAGATTTAAAAGATGCCGGAAGAATTACTCACGTTTTAAAAATGGGTGAGAATGATTTGAACAAAAGAATGGCTGCAGAATTTTATAGAGATATAGAATTACCAAAACCAAACGTAGACGAATCAGATCTTCAACAAAAGATTGATGAGCTTGATGGTCAGAAACCAGGCTTTACAGATTACATCCACACTATTTTAGAAATGCATGTTGATCTAAACTTAGATGACTACGAAAATTTTGACAATAAAGTTAAGAAAGCAATCAAGATTCCATACATTGTAACTATTGATGAAAGTTCAGGAGAAGTTTTATCTATCTACAGAAACTACAGGGTAGATGATCCTAACTACACAAGAATAGAATACTTTGTACATTACAAATTTTTACCAGGTCTTGGTTTTTATGGCTTTGGTTTAATTCATACTATTGGTGGTTTGACTAGAGCTGCCACTGTTGCACTTAGACAATTGATTGATGCAGGTACTTTAAAAAATTTACCAGCAGGATTTAAGTCTAGAGGTATCAGAGTTAGAGATGATGACCAACCAATACAACCTGGAGAGTTCAGAGATGTTGATGCACCAGGTGGAAACATCAGAGATCAGTTTTTTAACTTGCCTTTTTCAGAGCCAAGTACAACTTTATTCAATCTTTTAGGTTTTGTAGTGCAAGCGGGTCAAAAATTTGCTGCGATAACCGATACCGCAGTAGGAAATGACACGCAGAACAGAGCTGTGGGCACAACTATCGCTATGTTAGAACGTGGTTCTAGAGTGATGAGTGGTGTTCATAAGCGATGTTACTATGCAATGAGACTAGAATTTAAAATTTTAGCAAGAATTTGTTCAGAATATTTACCACCTGAGTATCCTTACGATGTTTTTGGTGGTCCAAGACAGATAAAAGCAGCAGATTTTGACTCAAGAGTTGATATTTTACCTGTTGCTGATCCAAATATCATGTCTATGGCACAAAGAGTGACGTTAGCACAGACACAATTGCAAATTGCTAGTTCAAATCCACAATTACACAACATTCATGAAGCATATAGACGTGTTTATGAGGCATTAGGCACAAAACAAATTGATACTTTGTTAAAACCACCTCCAAGGCAGCCTGAGCCAATGGATCCAGCTAAAGAAAACGCTAGAGCATTGCAAATGAAGCTATTAACTGCGTTTGAATTCCAAGATCATGATGCTCACATAGCTGCACACACTGCATTTATGGAATCTAGAATGGTTCAAATCAATCCGCAAGTATATGCATTATTACAATCACACGTTTCTGACCATATTTCTTTCAAAGCTAGAAAAGAAGTTGCAGAACAAATGATGCAAGACCCTAATATGGCAAGGTTACAACAAGAAGACCCACAATCTTTTCAAATTGCATTTGATAATGCAGTTGCAACAGCTTCAGCAGAAATTACAACTCAACTAGTTCAAGGTGAAATGGAAGCTAACAGAGCAAAAGCAGATCCGTTAGTAAGAATTAAACAACAAGAAGTTGATTTAAGAGCTATGGACATGCAAAGAAAAGCTGAAGAAACTAAATTTAAACAAGATCAAGAAAACCAAAGACAAGCTAATAAATTAGATTTAGAATATAATAGATTAGCCCAACAAGATGAGCAATCTGATAAGAGATTAGATATTGCAGAAAGAAAATTAGAAAAATAATGAAATCAGGAAAATATTTAGCTGGCGGTTTAATAAAAGGCACAGGTGGCAAGGCCATTAAAGCTTTTTTAAAATCTGATTTATATAAAGATCTTAAAAGTGATATGATAAAAAGGGTTAATAAACTTTACAGCAAAAGTCCTGTTGGGACTGTTCAAAGATCATCTTTTTTAAAAGGTTTAAAAAAATTAGATGTAAAAGGCCAAAAAGCAGACATAATTAAAAAGGCACTATCTTTTACTGGTGATGCAGTTAAAAGAACACCTAGAAATATTCAAGCTTCATTAAAGAGAGGTGCTAGAAATATTACTAAATACAGAAAGAAATTAGATCAACAAGGCAAAGCATATCTTTTAAAAGGTGAAAGAATGCTTAAAGGCAAGAGAGATAATTGATGCCTAGATATTTTTTTGGAGTTGCATTTAAATACGGAAAACCAATTGTAAAAGGTGCATCTAAAAAATTTCAAAAACTATTTGAACAAGAGTACAAAGAAACTAGAGCTGCAGGAGTTAGTTCATCGGGAGCTTTTAAATCTGCTGCAGAAACAATTAACAAACAATTAAAAGAGTTCCCTAAAAAAGGAAAATAATGCCATTAAACAAAAAAGGTAGAGAAATAATGAAATCCATGAAAAGCCAGTATGGATCTAAAAAAGGAGAGCAAGTTTTCTACGCATCCAAAAATAAAGGCAAGATCAAAAATGTCGAAAAAAAGTCGAGAAAAAAGAAAAGGTCTTAGTGGTGGAAAAAGATTTGGACCACCACCTGAAAGAGGACCAAACCCTCAAGGTATTAAGGTTTCCACAAAGAAGAGATCAAAGAGAGTCTAATCAAGAAGCATACTTTGCGGGCATCATAGACGGTGAAGGATATATATCTTACGAAAAATCTAAAAAGAATTATTCTATTCCATGTATTTCTGTTGAAATGACAGACAAAGATGTAATTGATAAAATATTTAATTTTTTTGGTGCAGGGTCAGTTGTTTTTATCAAACCAAGACAAGATCATCATTTAGATAGTTGGCGTTGGAGAGTCAGAGGTAAAGCTGCAGTTAACATTTACTTTAAAATCTATAATTACTTAAGTGCAAGAAGAAAACAAAAGATAGATCAGGTATTGAAAAACTATTGTGAAGATGCTAATGCTAGGGAGAAGTATAGAAAATTAGAAGGAGTATTAAAAAATGTGGTTACAAGCAATTAAGTTAGCAGCACAAGCTGGATCAAAGATTTATGCAAACAGACAAAAAGCAAAAATGGCTATGTCTGAAGCACAATTGTTGCATGCCGAAAAACAGGCTCGAGGTGAGGAAGCTTACCAAGGTAAATTGTTAGAAGCTAGACAATCTGACTGGAAGGACGAAGCCGTCCTCATAATCTTATCAACTCCAGTGGCTGTGCTTGCTTGGGCAGTCGTATCAGACGACCCAACTGCAATGGACAAAGTAAAATTATTTTTTGAAATGTTTTCGCAACTACCATCTTGGTTCACAAATCTGTGGATTTTAGTTGTAGCAAGTATTTACGGTATTAAAGGGACACAAATATTTAGAAACGGCAAAAAATAAATATGATTGCAGGAGACAGTGCTGAATACGAACTTTTAGAAAAATGGTCTAAAGGTTTTGATTGTAATGGTTACTATTCATGTGAGATTGGAGTAAGAGAAGGTCTTGGCTCTAAAATTATAATGGATAATGTTATAAATAACTACTTACACATTGGTATAGATCCTTATGGTGATTTAGTTTACCAACATTTAGATAATCAAAAAGATTGCCAGTGGCAAGGTTTAGAAAAAGGTGTAGCACCAACTTATTCTGACAAGCTACGAGACCAACTTTTAGAAGATTTCAAACCATACATAGAAAAAGGTAAATTTACATTATCAAATATCACCGACACCCTATTTATGACCTATCCACCAAATCAAGATAAAAAATTTGCTTTTGTGCATTTTGATGGTCCCCACATGACAAAGGACGTTATTACAGAAGCAGTGTGGTTTGCTAATAGATCAGCCCCAAATACTAGATTTATCTTTGATGACTACCCACAATACAATCAAAGACTTATAAACGAAATGTTAGTGCCCTTTGGATTTATTGTAAAAGAAGAAGGCACACAAAAAATACTATTAGAGAAAAATGGCAATTGATACAGCATCGAATGATATAATAAAAAATCTAATCCATAGACGGAGAGAAAGATTAAAAGATACTTTGATCCGTGATGTTGACAATGTTGAACAGCTTCACTATATTAGAGGACAAATCAAGTCACTTGATGACTTGCAACAAGACATAATAGACTTGTTAAAAAAACAGGAGCAATAAAAATGACAGAGTCCACGGAGCAACCGAAACGGACTGAGACATTGAAAAACGCTTACAAAGATGAAGCTGAAGTCAAAAAAGTCTTAGACCAAAAAGCAATTGATAAATCATTATTAGATAGATTACCGACACCTACGGGTTATAGAATGTTAATTCTTCCGTATTCAGGTCCTAAAAAGACTAAAGGTGGTTTATATCTTAGTGAACAAACTCAAGAAACAATCCAATTAACAACAGTAGTTGGCCTTGTACTTAAACAAGGGAATCTTTGTTATAGAGACAAAGAAAAATTTCCTTTAGGTAAATGGTGTAACGAAAAAGATTGGGTTATCTTCGGAAGATACGCAGGCTCTCGATTCAAAATAGATGGCGGAGAAGTGCGGATCTTAAACGATGATGAAATCATCGCTACCATATCTAATCCTGCTGATATTTTGCACCATTACTAGGGAGGTAAAATGGCAGAAGAACAAAAGTCTCAACAAGACGTTGAGCTAGATACTGATGGCGTTAATGAGGAATCCATTAGTGTTGAACAACCACAAGAACCTGATGATGCATTTGCAAAAAAAGAAAATGTTGATTTAGGATATACTGATCCAATACAAGAAACTAAAGAAGAAGCTGAATCTGAAGAAAAAAAGGAAGAGCCAAAAACTGAAGTTGAAGTAAAGGATGAGCAAGTTGAACCTAAGAAAGATAATCTTAAAAAAAAACAATCTGATTATCAAAAGAGGATCAACGAATTAGTCTTTGAAAAAAAAGAAGCAGAGAGAAGAGAAAAAGCTGCTTTGAACTATGCTAAAGGACTAAAAAAGAAATATCAGAACGTTGAGTCAAAACTTAATGAGACTGATAATAATTACCTTAAAGAAATCCAAGCAAGAGTAACTTCTGAACAAGATAAGTTAAAAACTTCTCTTAAAGAAGCTATGGAAGCTCAGGATGCTGAAAAGGTAGCTGAGATAAACTCTCAAATGACTAAATTAGCTGTCGAAAATGAGAAAGTTAATTTAACATTACAGGAGAGAGAAACTCAAAAAAAACAACTTGAAGAAAACAAAGACTCACCAAAAGAAGAATCTGTACCTGGTGAACAACCTGTACAAGTTAGTCAGAAAGCTCAAGAATGGGCTTCTAAAAATGAGTGGTTTGGCACTGATAGAGTGTTAACTGGAGCTGCTATGGCTATTCATGAAGAACTTGTAGGGCAAGGTATTGAAACAGAAAGTGATGAGTATTATAATAACATTAACAAACGAATGAGAGAGTATTTCCCTCAACAGTTTGCCCAGGATTCGACTGACAAAGAGCCTGTAGTAACAAAGCAACCCGTCCAAAACGTTGCTGGGGTAAGTCGAAGACAAGGAGGACGCAAGTCTGTGAAACTCACCAAGTCACAGGTAGTTATCGCTAAGAAATTAGGGGTGCCACTAGAGGAATACGCAAAATTCGTGAAGGGAGGAAACTAATGGAAAAGATAAGAACTTCACGCGAGTCATCAACTAGGGCCAAAGAGGTCAGAAAAGTTGATTGGGCTCCTTCATCCAGTTTGGATGCACCACCTGCACCGAAAGGTTTTGCACACCGTTGGATAAGAACAACAGTGCAAGGATTCGATGATACGTCTAACGTATCTAGAAAACTTAGAGAGGGTTGGGAATTCGTTAGAGCTGATACGATCGTAAGTGAGTTAGGCAAAAATGATTATCCAACAATTTCTGAAGGAAAAAATCAGGGGTTAATCGGAATTGGAGGGCTGGTGTTGGCCAGAATCCCAATTGAGATACTTGAAGCAAGACAAGCTTATTTTGAAAAAATAACTCAAGATAGGATGAACTCTGTGGATAGTGACTTAATGAAGGAACAACATCCGGATATGCCAATCAATATTGAAAGGCAATCCAAAGTGACCTTTGGTGGTAGTCGCGGAAAAAAATAATTTTTTTGCAATTGCTACAGGGTCTTAAAACTAAAACGTTAAATGAGAGGAAACATAAATGGCAAACGTAAGTGAAAAGTTTGGTCTAAGACCTTACAGAAAACTAGACGGTACACCACTTGTGGGTGCTCAAAACAGATACACAATTGCAAGTAACTACGCTACAGCGATTTACCAAGGAGATATGGTAAAAGTTGTTACAGCTGGGAATATCGAAAGACATTCTGCTGCTAACGATGCTGGTAACTCTACTGCAGTTGTTGGTGTTTTTAACGGTGTGTTTTATACAGATCCAACTACTCAAAAGCCAACTTACAAAAACTACTACCCAGGTAGTGTTGTTGCAAGTGATATAACAGCTTTTGTTGTAGACGATCCGGATGCAGTCTTCTTAATAGATGCTGATGAAGCATTTACAAGAGCAGACTTGTACAAAAACTATGCTGTTACTGATACTACTGGAGTAACTCAAACTGGTATATCGAAAGTACAATTAGATGTATCTAACTCAGGAACTACAGTATCTTTCGTGTTACAAGCGATCGATATTTCACAAGATCCTGATAACTCAGATACAGCAACATCAAATGCTAATATCTTGGTGAGAATAAACCACCACCAATATAGAAGCAGAACAGGCGTATAAGGAGATTAAATTATGGCTATATCACGTTCGCAACTAGTTAAAGAACTAGAGCCAGGTTTGAATGCTTTATTCGGCCTGGAATATAAAAGGTATGAAAATCAGCATGCTGAAATTTATACTACAGAAACATCTGACAGAGCTTTTGAAGAAGAAGTAATGTTAGCGGGATTTGCTTCTGCACCAACTAAACAAGAAGGTGCTGGAGTTGTGTTTGATCAAGCTCAAGAAACATTCACGGCTAGATACAATCACGAAACAATCGCGTTAGCGTTCTCAATCACTGAGGAAGCAATCGAAGATAACCTATACGATAGACTTGCAGCTAGATACACTAGAGCATTAGCAAGATCTATGGCAAACACGAAGCAAGTAAAAGCAGCTAACGTATTGAACAATGCGCAAAACACAGCTTTCACAGGTGGTGATGGTAAAACGCTTATTAACGCGGCACACCCATTAGCTACAGGTGGACAGTTTTCGAATGTTCTTGCTACAGCAGCTGACCTTAACGAAACGTCATTGGAACAATCTTTAATTGACATCCAAGCGTTTGTTGATGAAAGAGGTCTAAAAATTGCAGCTCAAGGTGTAAAAATGATAATTCCAAAAGAATTACAATTTACAGCTGAGAGACTAATGAAGTCTCCACAAAGAGTTGGAACTGCAGACAACGACATCAACGCTATTGCTTCTATGGGAATGGTACCTCAAGGTTACAGAGTTAATAACTTCTTAACTGATACAGATGCCTTTTTCCTATTGACTGATGTACCTAACGGCTTAAAAATGTTCGTTAGATCACCAATCAAAACTGCAATGGAAGGTGACTTCGATACTGGTAATGTTAGATTTAAAGCTAGAGAAAGATATTCATTCGGGTTCTCTGATCCTAGATGTATATTTGGAAATGGTAAATTAGTCTAATACTTACTTTAGTATTACGAATTAGAAGGGGCGGTGTTCACATCGCCCCTTTTTTTATGTATAATAAAAAAACTAGATAATTTATTATGTGGACTGGCTAGTCAGACGGTATAGAGACCACATAATTAAACCGCTATACAGGAGGATATTATGGCAAATACTACTTTTTCAGGACCGGTCCGTTCAGAGGGTGGCTTTCAAATGGCTACTAAAAACTCTGTTACTGGTGCTGTAACAACGAGAATGAGTTCAGGAATGCCTGACCTAACAGGTTTGGTTTTAGCTGATACAGCAACAGGTGCAAATATTTCTATCGCTGATGGAATTATCGCTACTGTTGATTATACAGGTGCAGCAGCATGTGCTGTAGCATTACCAGCAGCAACAAGAGGAGCTATTGCTGTTTATGTACAAGCTAAAGACACAGCAGGTGGAACTAACACATTAACTTTTAACGCAGCTGGAACTGATGTTTGGGCGACAGGTTCTTTAATTGAATCAAGAGCAACAAATGAAGTAACTTTTGATACTTCAGCAGCAGGTGAAACACAACTAGTTTTCACTCCAGCAGATGCAGCAACTAATCTTTTAACAACTGGTGGCAAAATTGCTTTCATGTGTTTTGAAGATGGTGTATGGCACATTGCAACTGAATTCACTGGAGCAGCAGCAGCTGTAACTGGTGCGTTTGCATTTGCAGCGTAATAATTAAACTGGAGCTCCTTCGGGAGCTCCTAATTAGGAGATAATATGTCAAGTACAAGTATACAGGCAAAAATGTTTAAAGCAGTTTCAGCTGATACAGCTGCCGTTGCTGCTTTGCAAACAACTGCTGGTGCTGGCGATTTTACATTAACATCAAGTTCTGTAAGTGATGGATCAAACATGGCTACGACTGTAACTTTAACTTCTGCTGGAAATATTTCAGGAGTTAATTTTACAATAACAGGAACTGATGAAAATGGGGACGCGGTAACTGAAACAAGAGTTGGTCCTAATGCAAATACGGTAACAACCACTGAAGCTTTCTTAACTGTAACGCAAGTCTCTGTAGATGCTGCTGTTGGAACTAACACATCTGTTGGTTTTTCTGCAACATCAACAACAAAAGGAATTGTTTTTGCAGGAGCGACAAGAGTTAGAGGAATGCATGGTGTATCAGCTGCTTCAACAGCTGGAGCTATGATCATAAGAAATACATCTCATTCAGGAGATAAGAGATTGGAACTAGATGCACCTGCTGCAGCTGGTATGATCGATCCTTATATCCCTGATGAGGGAATAAGATACCCTAATGGAGCCTACATTGATATTAGTTCAGGCTTTGATAGTGTAACGGTATTTTATGATGGAAGTTACTAAGTATACATTAGAGCTTTTAAAATTAAAACGTGGAGGCGATGTTATGCCTCCACGAAGTAAAAAGTATTTTCGGTCTACAAAAAGTGGAGCGGGGATGACAGCAGCTGGTGTTGCTAAGTACAGGAGAGATAATCCTGGTTCAAAACTTAGAACAGCAGTTACAGGAAAAGTAAAACCTGGATCAAAGGCCGCAAAGAGACGTAAATCATTTTGTGCTAGAAGTGCTGGACAAATGAAGAAGTTTCCAAAAGCAGCAAAAGATCCAAACTCTAGATTAAGGCAAGCTAGAAGGAGATGGAAATGTTAGAAAAAATAAAACAACAAATTTTGTGGGTAGTCAGAACTATTTGGAACAAAATAAAAGCTGTTTGGAACAAATGGGTAAACTGGGTATCCAAAGGATTTTATAAGTAGGTAATTTATGGCGCTAAAAATCGGTGAGGACCAAGCCGTACAGATGCCGATGAAAACGGTCATTAGTTTGATCGTGATTGTCGCCTTGGGCACGATGGGCTATTTCCAGATTGTAGAGCGTCTCAATGTTGCTGACACTAAAATTCAGATCATGGAGAAAGATCTAGAAGAGAACACGTTGTTCAGAATAAAATGGCCACGTGGTGAAATGGGATCTTTGCCCGCGGATTCTGAGCAATTCATGATGTTGGAGGATATTTATAAGCAGGTGGATAAGATCAATGCGCAACTTGAAAAGATGATGAACAATAGAATTAATATTGAATTTTTACGAGGACAAATGGATAAAGTTCTTGTAGATATTGAAGCTTTGAAAGATAAGAACAGGGAGATGTATTACAATGGCAACGGATCGAATAACAAAACAAGTAATTAAATATATTTCTGATATGGAAAAGAAAGCTAAACAAATGAGTTATGTTAAGCATCTTAAAAAAGAAGTAGAAATTGGTGCTAACGGCACACAAAAATATATGGTAAAAGAAGGACCAAACAAAGGTAAAATATTATGATCGCTGAAGTAGTGGCTCTCCTCATGTTTATAGGACCTGATATCAAGGAACATCGTATTCAGCCAGAGGGTATGGCTCAATGCCTTCGCCATAAGCGTATCGCGGAGAGACAGTTTAAACCAAACATTCAATATAAATGCATAAGATCTAAAGCAGAATTAGAAACAAATATTGATGGATCACAGGCTATTAAAAAACTAATATTAAGCTAATGGAACCCATCTGTTATATATTTATAGTGTTATGGTTAATGGGGGTATCTGTATAATGGAAAATTATATTGTTGAGCCATTTTTACCTATCAATACAATCATAGCAATTATTTTACTTGGTGTTGTAATATGGTATGGATTAAATGATAAATGAGTTATTTAAATGCAAACATACCTGTGCAATACGCACAGATAAGGAGGGAGTATCTTTATGATCTTAAAAAACATCATGGAGAAGTTGAAGACTGTATTATTTTTGGTGTTACATGCATTACGGGGCGTAGTCCACTTTTTCATTGTATTATGGAAAATGGAGCTGTCTTCTATCGTCTCCCAATATCTGCATTCATTCAAAGAGGTTTTGAACCGGACGATGTTCCTAAACGTAGGCTTGATGAGTTGGTTTTATGGAACTGTTTTAGTTACTATCCTGCTATTACTTCTTGGGACATTTTAGATGGACAAGCTGGTAAGTATATCGGCAAAGATAAAAAATGGCATTCAGGCGCATATTTATTTACTATTGATTTTGCTCACCCTGAATCTAATATTATTGATACTGATCATTCTGAGATACCACATGAACATAAATGTGCCCATGTTTTGGCTCTAGATGACGGTAACTATGCTGCACAGCCAAACAATAGGTTGATTTGGGACATTCCATCCTTTACAGTTAAGGATAATGTTCCTGATTGGAAAGTACAAACTTCTGAATGGAATGTTGAGGATTCAAGAAAATGGAAGACAGAAGATACAGATAAATTTTTTTACGAAATAGAAGAAAAAAAATGAAAAATTTTTATTTTCTGTGTTGTATGCCTAGATCTGGGCAAACTTATATAAATGCCATTTTAAATCAAAGTAAACAACTTAGAGTTTCTGCAAATAGTATTCTTCCGAACATATTTTATAATTTGAATAGTGTAACTGAATCAAGTATATACAAAAATTTTCCATATAAAAAAGGTTTAAATTTAATAGCTAAAAATATATTTGAAAATTATTATAGTGATATAAAACAAAATAATATTATTGATAACGGACCGTGGGGTACACCATACAATTTAAAAATTTTGCAAAGTATTTTCAATCAAAGAAAATTTATAATTTATACAAGACCTGTTTTAGAATGTTTAGCTTCTTTTATTAAAGTAGAAAAACCAAAAGATGTAAAAAAAAGATGTGATGAATTAATGGAACAAAATGGAAGAGTTCATAAATGTGCATGGTCTATACATCATTTAAAAAAAACAGAGCATTTTATAGAATTTAATTTTGATGAAATAGTAGATAATACTGATGAAGTAATTGAAAAAATATTTAAATTTTTAAATTTAGAAAATGAAAAATTATCTAAAAATGTAAAAAAATTCATTTTTGATAATGTTGAGTATGATGATAGTGTTTTATACGGTCCTTTACATACACTCAAAAGGGATAATGATCCACATAATTATAAAGATTTTTTACCAAACAGTGTAATACAAAAGTACAAACATTTTGATGAAAATTAAAATATATCAAAATTTCATAGATAATGAATATTGTGACGTATTAAAAAATTGGATATTTAAAAATAAAAATTTATCATTTTTTTCAGATGCGAATATGAATGGTAAAAGAGTTACAACAAGATATTCAAAAGAAAATATCGTTTTTCCGCAAGAAGCTTTTGAAATAAAAAATAAAATTATAAATCACCTAAATTTAAAATTTTTTAAGCATGCTCCCTTTATTCATGGTATGTACGCTAGTATTGCTTTCAAAAACGATGACTGTTATTTGCACAAAGATCCAAGGCACTATAATAATCACATTACGTTACATTGTAACTTGAAATTAAATGATACAGTTGGAGGTGATATTTTAGTAGAAGATCAAGTTTATAAATTAAACAAAGGTGATCTGTGGGTATACCCAACCTCAGAAATAAATCACGGGAGCAACAAACTTATTAGTGACAATAGATTAATTTGGGTGTATGGCTTTTGCTTATATGCAAATAGATAAAAAAATTAAATTAGAAAAAGTTACAAAATTATTAGAAAACAACGAAATTGTTGCTTTGTATCAAGGAGCTTCTGAAGCTGGCCCAAGAGCTTTAGGAAATAGATCATTTTTAATGAGTCCCATAAAAGAGATAAATAAAGTTACGATGAATAATGTGAAGGGAAGAGAATTGTTTAGACCTTTAGCAGCAAGTGTTTTACAAGAAAAAGCAAATGATTGGTTTGATATGTTAAATATAAAAGAGTCCCCTTACATGAGTTTTTCATTTGAAGTAAGAGAAGATAAAAAAAATTTAGTTCCTGCTATTGTTCATGTTGATAACACCTGTAGAATACAAACAGTGACTAAATCACAGAATCTTTACTTATATAATATTATCAATTATTTTTATAAAAAAACGAAAATACCTATGTTAATGAACACATCTTTTAATTCTAAAGATGAACCTATCGTTGAAAGTGTTGATGATGCTATAAATTGTTGTAAAAAAATAAATGTTAAATATATATTTTTTCCTCAAGCAAACACACTGATATCATTATGATACTTTCACTTTCTAAAAATAATCATGATGCTTCGTATTGTATTCTTAATGAAGAAGGCAAAATTATTTACTTTTCACAAGAAGAAAGATTTTCAAGAAAAAAACATTCATCTTTTTTTAATAGTGAGTTTGCAGAACATGTTAAAGAAAGAATTAAATTTTTTAATATAAAAAAATTACATACTGTTTTAATTTCAAATTCTTTATGCACAAACAAAGAACCTATGTCTTTGTTTAATTTTATCAAAAATCTTGATGTAACAGTTTGTTTTGGTAAACTTAATAATAAAGATCACCATAAGTCTCATGCCTTTTGTGGATATAGTTTTTCTTCATTTGATAATGCAGTTTGTTTAGTAATTGATGGCTGGGGTTCAAAATTTAAAATTGATAATTTTGTAGGTTATGAAAGCACATCAATTTTTGAAATCGAAAAACAAAAAATAAAAACACTTTATAAAAAAATTAACTATGATTCCGGTAGATTTAAAATAGTAAATTCTAAGTTTATAAAAGATAAAATAAAATATGATTTAGATATTACTCATCGTTTAGATTTAGGTGTTATGTATGGCACTGTGAGTAGACATCTTGGATTTAATTCTTTAGATGCAGGAAAAACTATGGGTCTTGCATCATGGGGAAAACAAAATGAAAAAATACCCAATATGTTGTTAGAAAACAAATTTTGTAATATGAATTTATTTAAAAACGATAGAACGTTAGATACTGAATATTACCCTTTTTTAAAAAATTTGTCGTTTGATGAAAAAAAAGATTTAGCTTATGCTATGCAACAAAGTTTAGAAAAGTATTTTATTAATTGTATGGAATATATAAGCAGTAAATCTAAAATTAAAAACATTATATTATCAGGGGGCTGTGCTTTAAATGTCATGGCTAATAGTGCGTTAGTTAAAAATTTTCCAAAATATAATTTTTTTGTTGATCCTTTAGCTAGTGATGCGGGTCAATCTATAGGTCATGCAAAAATGTATTATAGTGAATTAGAAGATTTAGAGGGAATTAACAATTATAATAAGTCTTTTAAAGAAAAAGATGTATACTTGAATACATGTTATAATAAAGATACAATTTTAAACAATTTGAAAAAATATGAAATTGACAGCTAACATAACCTTGGACGAGCTTACCAAAAGCCAGGTTGCTGAGAGGAAGGGAATCAATAATAATCCTAACCCAGCTCAAATAGAAAATTTAAAAGCATTGGCTGTAAATATATTACAGCCAGTTAGATCACATTTTGAAAAACCATTAATTATATCATCGGGATTCCGTTGTGCTCAGCTGTGCCTAGAGATAGGAAGTTCAGTTAACAGCCACCATGTAGCAGATAATAATTGTGCTGCGGCAGATTTTGAAATACCTGGTGTAGATAATAGAGAACTTGCTCTTTGGATTAGAAGAGAATTAACCTATGACCAACTCATCTTAGAATTTTACCGTGATAACGAACCAACTTCAGGCTGGATACATTGTTGCTACTCGACAGATCACAACAGAAATCAACCACTCAGAGCCTACAGAGAGGACGGCAAGGTAGTCTACAAACCTTGGTTGGAATGATAATAAAAAAAAATTATCACAAGGATTTTCCAAGTTGGGATTCTTTACTAAATAATTTTAATCAAAGTTTAACGAAAAAAAAGATTATCAAACATAATGAATCTTTTTTAGTATCACATGAGGCAATAGAAATTCCTGAAGTAAAAAAATTTGCTCTTTTACTAGGCGCTAAGGATGCACATTTATACATGAGTTTTTTACCAAAAGCTAAAGGATTAGGAAGACATAAGGATCGTATGGATGTTGGTTTTTGGCAAGTAAAAGGAAAATCATTATGGAATATAAATGATAAATCTGCTATATTAGAAGAAGGAGATTACCTATTTATACCTAAAGGAACCTATCATGAAGTTATAGGTCTTAATGTGAGAGCAGGTATATCTTATGGTTTTTAAAAATTATGGCAATATCTAGAGGATCAATACCAGCTCAAATAGAAGGCAAATTAAGAGGTGCCCGTGATGAGAAAAAGAAGAAAAGAAGAGTTATTAGAGCCATCAAAATCAAATCCAATCGCAAAAGTCGTAAGGTCTAGAACATTTAGACCGAAAGTGATACAATCAAAAAAGTTGTACAACCGCTCAAAGGAGAAAACATCTCTCAAAGTGGCCACTAAAGAAGGAGATTAAATGACTAAACTATGTCCTAGAGGCAAAGCTGCAGCTAAACGAAAATTCGCTGTGTATCCCTCAGCATATGCTAACGCCTATGCTAGTAAAATTTGTGCGGGTAAAATAAAAGATCCATCAGGTAAAAAGAAAAAAGATTGGGGTCCTAAAAAAGCTTCAAAAGGAGCTTCTATCAAAATTAATCAAGTTGCAAGTAAATTAGAAAAAGCATCTAAAGCACATGCAGCACAAGCTAGAACACTTAGAACAATCAAAGCAAAAGATGGTTATCATAATGATCAACCAATCAAACAAAAGAAAAAACCATATTTAAAAAGAATGCCTGAAGGTCAGTATAATGGTTCGTACATAAAAGGTGATTTAGGTGGTCAAGAAGTTTCAAATAAATCATACATAAATTATTATAAAGGTATGATTGATGTCTAAACGTGGTTCATGCTGGGTTGGATACGAACAAAAGGGTATGAAGAAAAAAGGAAATAAAATGGTTCCTAATTGTGTTCCTGCTGGTATGAAAAAAGGTGGACTAAAAAAATGGTTTCAAGAAAAGTGGGTAGATATATCTGCACCCAAAAAAGGAGGAGGGTATAAAGAATGTGGAAGAAAATCTGCAAGTGGCTCAAAACGTGGTTACCCCAAATGCGTGCCTGCTGCAAAAGCCGCCCGAATGACAAAATCAGAAAAGCGTTCTGCTGTTGTGAGAAAGCGCCAAGCCCCAAACATTGGCCCTAAACCAACAAATGTGAAGACGTTTACTAAGAAAAGTCTTGGTGGTATGGTAGACTATTACGAAGGAGTTTTATAATGGCAACATCAGGTTCAACATCATTTAATTTAAATATAGATGAAATCATCGATGAGGGTTACGAAAGATGTGGGCTTATGCCTATGGCTGGTTATGATTTAAAAACAGCTAGAAGATCTTTAAATTTATTATTTGCTGATTGGGGCAACAGAGGTATTCACCTTTGGAAAGTTCAATTAAACGAACAAGCATTAACTGCAGGTACAGCAACATACACAGTAGCTTCGAATGTAAACGATGTATTAGAAGCTTACATATCAACTACAGCTGCAGCTTCTGATGGACCAAGTACACAAGATGTATCTCTAACAAAAATCGACAGATCTGCATATGCAGCTCTGCCAAATAAATTAGCAACAGGACAACCATCGCAATATTATGTTGATAGACAAACGACACCAACAATTAGTTTGTATTTAGCACCTGATGCAACAACTTACACAACACTTAAATTTTACACAATCAACAGAATTGAAGATGCTACAGCTTATAATGATCAACAAGCAGATGTAGCTTACAGATTTTTACCATGTATGTGTGCAGGTCTTGCTTACTACTTGTCTATGAAAAAAGCACCTGACAGAATACAAGCTATGAAACTTATTTATGAAGATGAATTAAAAAGGGCTTTGGAAGAAGATGGTCAGAGAACATCATTATATGTTTCTCCTCAATCGTACTTTCCAAATGTATCATAATGGCTAAATACGCAAACGGTAATAGATCATTAGCAATATCAGATAGAAGTGGACAAGCATTTCCATACACTGAAATGGTTACAGAATGGAATGGATCATTTGTACATATATCTGAATACGAACCAAAACATCCTCAAATAAGAAGAAAAAAGGTTACAGCTGATGCTATTGCTTTACAAAAAGTTAGACCTCAAAGATTTCAACAACCTAGAACAGTTGCATTAAATGATGCCACATTAGCTGATTCTGGAGGTATTACAGTTGGTGTTGCAAATCTTACATTACCTGGTGATTTTGCTTTTGAAACATTTGATACAACAATTACAAGTAACGGAATAACTACATCACAACAATCTATGCAACCAAGAGATCCATCACTACAAAATAGAAGAAGAGAAGCTTCAACTATTGTGGGATCTGTAACAGTGAGTATATCATAATGGCAATAACACACTCAGCATTTTTAACACAAGTAAGAAACTATACAGAAGTTGATAGTAATGTTTTATCTGATTCAATTTTAGATCAATTCATAAGAAACGTAGAGTTAGATATTGCTGGTCAAGTTGATTATGACGATTTAAGAAAATATGCTACTTCTAATACAACAGCTAGTAATAGATATGTATCTATGCCTAGCGATGCTTTAATTTTAAGATCAGTTCAAATTATAAGTTCTAACGTAAGAGATTTTTTAGAAAAAAGAGATACAAGTTTTATATCTGAATTTTCACCAAATGATACTGTTACTGGTCAGCCTAAATATTATGCTAACTGGGACGAAAATAATATCTTATTAGCTCCTACACCTGACCAAGCTTATACAATTCAAATAAATTACATTAAAGATCCACCTCATTTTGATGCATCTACAAATACATACATTTCTACTAATCAAGAAGCTATGCTTTTGTATGGAGTATTGAAAGAGACTTATGGATATTTGAAAGGACCTGAAGACCTATACAAATTGTATTCTGACAGGTATAATCAAAGCATACAAGCTTTTGGTCTACAGCAAATGGGTAGACGAAGAAGAGGAGAATACGACAGTGGAGTTCCTCGAATTAAAATACCTTCACCGTCACCATAATTTTAAGGAGAAAACATGGCTATAACAACTAATGCTATCTGTAATACTTTTAAAAAAGAATTATTAGAAGCAACACACAATTTTAGTAACCCAGGTGGTAACACATTCAAATTAGCAATGTACACTAACTCGGCTACTTTAGGAAAATCAACTACATCTTTCACAACAGGTAACGAAGTAACTTCACCAGCAGGATACACATCTGGTGGTAAAGCTTTGGTAAATACTGGAACGTCAGTTGCATCAGACACTGCAATTACAGACTTTTCTGATTTATCATTCACAGGTGTTACACTTACTGCGAGAGGTGCCTTAATCTATAACGATACTGCAACTGGTGATCCAGCTGTAGCTGTATTAGATTTTGGAGGAGATAAAACTGCAACTGCGGGAACTTTTACTATTCAGTTTCCAGCATTTACAACGAGTGCAGCTATATTAAGAATCGCATAACTTAAGGAGGAGCCTGCTATGGCAAACATTACTAATTTGTTTTCTGTAGCGGGACTTCCGTTAGGAGTTCTTCATGGCTAAGACATGGGGAGCGGAAAACTGGGGAACAGGTACTTGGAGTGACCAAGACTCTAATGCTGTTGAACTTTCAGGAATTTCACTTTCATCAACAATAGGCACATTAGAATTTGCAGGCTCTATAAATGGTTGGGGTAGAGCTGAATGGGGTTCTGGTGCTTGGGGTATTACAGGATCAGTTTTAGTTTCAAGTCCATCACTATCAGCAAGTTTAGGTACAATCACAGTTGATGCCAAAGTGGAACAAGGATGGGGCCGAGGAGGCTGGGGTAACAGAGCTTGGGGTGAAACATTCTCAGTGCAGTTAACTGGTCAACAAGCTACAATAACAGCAGGCACGGCAATTGGAAAAGCTGATGTAGATGTATCAGTTACAGGTTTAGATTTATTAACAATTACACAAGGTTTAAGTTCAATACAAATTGATAACAATGTATTTGTATTCGCATCAGAAGATCAACTAGACACTGCTATTGGAACTGTTCCATCAGTTACAGGAGATGGTTTAGTTCAACCAACTGGTCAATCATTAAGTGGATCTATTGGTCAAGTAGTACCTGAGCCTTTATTAGAGGTTCCTGTTACAGGTATTTCAGCTACTTTATCTTTAGGTAGCATAACTTTAATACAATCAACTAATGAGACAGCCACAGGTCAATCAGCTACAATTTCATTAGGTACGGTAGACCCAGTCGCTGTATACCCAGTGACTACAGCAGGATTATTAAATGGATCTGTGGGCTCAGTAACAGTAATTGGACAAGCAAATACTAACGTTACTGGTATAGGGTTGACAGCAAATATAGGCTCAGTTAATGTAACGCCATGGAGTGAGATCGATCCAGGTGTAAATAATGTTTGGACCGAAGTTGATTTCGCAGCCTAATTTTGTTAAAATAGGAGATATATGACATCATCATATTCAACAGATTTAAAACTAGAATTAATGGTAACTGGCGAAAACGCTGGTACATGGGGTGATAAAACTAATACTAACTTAAACTTAGTACAACAAGCTATCGCAGGTGTTGAGTCTATTACACTAACTGATGGTGGAACAAAAGCATTGGTGATGTCTGATGCTGCATTATCAAACGCAAGAAACATGGTTTTAAAACTTGCAACAATTACTTTAAACAGTGCAAGTAATTTAACTATACCTGATGGTATTGAAAAATTTTATATCTTAGATGCAACAGCAGTAACTAATCCTACAAATTTAACTTTTAAAACTGCATCAGGAACAGGATTTACTTTAGACTCTGCAAAAATTTATGCAGCATACGCTGATGGTACAAACATTGTTGAAGTATCACTAGATACTTTAGGCGGTTCAATTGGTACTGCACAAATTTCAGACAACGCAATAACTGCAGCTAAAATTTCAAACAATGCAGTAACAACTGACAAAATTTTACAATCGAATGTTACAACAGCTAAACTTGCTCAAAACTCTGTAACAGCGAATCAAATTGTACAATCTACAATTACAAAAACTAAATTAGCTTCGAATTCTGTTGGAACAGATCAGTTACAATCAACAGCGGTTACAGCAGGTAGTTACACTACAGCAAACATCACTGTTGACGAGGATGGGCGACTAACTGCAGCTTCTTCCGGCACTGCAGGGGCTACTAATTGGTTAGAAACTTTTTACAATGGAGGAGTATGGTCTGTACCTGCTAGAGGATCCCCAGGAATAGAAAGCACATTTACTGCAAATCCTGCTACGACTAAAATTAAAGTTATGTTAATAGGAGGCGGAGGAGGTGGAGGATCAAATCCTCCTGGTGCTCAATTTGGTACTGCTGGAGGTCCAGGTGGAATGGGAGTGTATGCTTTTCCTATATCTCAACCTTATACTGCTAATATGACTGTTGGCTATGGTGGACAGGCAACTTATCAAAATCCTCAAAGAGGTACAGCAGGAGCAGATACATCTTTTGTTGCAAGTCCTACATCTACTTTTGTTGCAACAGGCGGTTCAGTAGGAGTTACTTATACTCCTGACTCAGAAAATTTAGGTGCTCCAGGTGCAGTTCCAGTAGCACATCCATCTAAAGTGGATTTGACATCGTCAGTAGCTGATAGAATTGCAATGAACCCACCAGGTCAATACGGTTTTAATGTAAACAAACTTGGATTGAGAAGTAGACAAAGTCGTACTTCAGCAGGTCCAGCACCGAGCACTAATAATAATGGTTTTGATGGAGCTGGAGGTATTTCAGGAGGTCCTCCTTCTGGTGGTAAAGATGGTTTTCAAGGTGCTGTTTGTATTTGGGAGGATATTGATCCAAGCGGATCATAGGATAAAATATGGCTTTTGTTGCAATACATAATACTCAACTATACATACAAAAAGCAGCTTTAAACCAAGCTGACTATGATACATTTAATTTAAATTCAATTTATAATAAAGTTACAATTTCTGATGCAGATTTCAATTCACTTATGAGTGAAAAAAAAATAGTTGATACGATAACTGCAAATTCAGTAACTTTTGTAGATCAAGACCACAAAAACATACATGACTCTGAAACTAAAGTAGATATATCTCTTACTCAAGATAATATAGAAAATATGATTAAAACTGATTTAGAGCTTGTCGAAGGTTTTTTAAAAAATGTTAATGGTAGATCACATAGGCAACATTGGGTTTCAAGATACGAAGCTTACAAAACAACGTTAGAAGAATTTGATGCTTCTACCTTAACTTATCCAACTAATAAAAATATTTACGAAATTTTTCACGATAACAGTAAAGATTTTATAAATTTAAGATACCAAGGTTTTTAATACTTTACACATAAGTTTAAAAGAAATATAAGTCGTTCATGACTAATATAGAAAACTTCATAAAAATTTACGATAATGTTGTGCATCCTAAGTTTGTGTCTTACATGGTAAGATATTTTAATACGTTAGAAGATTTTAAAGATGCAGCTATTGTGGGCAAAAATGGAGAAAATCAAATAGATAAAAAAGTAAGAGATGTTCAAAGTTATGGTTTGAATAGAGTAAGGGAATCATTAACAAGTGTATTCATTCATAATAAATTAACAAAAATGATTTTTAAACAAATAAATGAATATCAAAAAATTCATAGTTTTGCTCAAGTCAAATACCTAGATATGAGTGTTTTAAAATATGGTCTTGGAGGACATTATAAATGGCACGTAGATGCTGGTACAACACTCAATAGATCTTTAAGTATAATAATAACTTTAAATAATGATTACGAAGGTGGTAATTTGTTAATATCACCGTCAGGAGATGAAAAAGATAAAATAATTATTAAACCTGGTGTTGGTAAAATGATAATATGGCCAAGCAATTTTATGTTTCCGCATATGGTAGAGCCAGTAACAAAAGGTAAAAGATATTCAATAGTAGGATGGTTATGGTAGAAAAATATAAATTAATAAAAGATTTTTTAACTAAGGACGAGACTGATATTTTTAGAAGATATTGTTTAATGAAGCATAGAGTGGATGATGGCAATATGCAAGAAGATGATCAAGCTCCTTTAGCCACTTCAAATTATGGTGATCCAGCCATGGAATCATTAATGTTAAATAAAAAAAACAAATTAGAAAAAATTATAAATTTAAAATTGCTTCCAACTTATTCTTATTGGAGAATTTATGTTTGGGATCAAAATTTGAAAGATCATACAGATAGACCCTCTTGTGAAATTTCAATAACAGTTCATTTTGGTTCAGACGGAAAAGAAGAATGGCCTATATATATGGGTGATACACCAATAATTTTACAGCCAGGAGATGCAGTAGTTTATAAAGGATGTGAAATAAATCACAAAAGAGATCATTACAAAGGAGATTGGTACGCTCAAGCTTTTTTACATTATGTTGATGCAAACGGTCCTAACCAACATTTATGGAAAGATGAAAGAGCTTTTTGGGGTACTAGAAAGTGATTCTCAAACATATTGAGAGACAAGTAGATAAATCAGCTATTTTATTTGAACTAAAGTTAAATATAGAAGCTTCTTATTTTATTGATAAAATAGAAAATAACCTTAAAAATAAAAATTTAAAAAATCAAACAAATGTCAAAGCAGACATGACCAATTGGTGTGTTTTTAATAATGATACAAATTTAATAAAGACTATCACAAATGGTCTAACAGAATTATCTGAAAATTTTGTTTTCAAAAAACTAGGTGTAGAAAATAGTTGGGGAATAAAAAAAAGTTACGGTGATAAAACAATAAGACATAATCATAGGGGGTCTGAATACTCTGGAGTGTTATATTTGAGTGACGAGTCTCCACCTGTTATATTCCCTGAAATGAAAATAGTTATTAAGCCTCGATCTGGTACATTAATATTATTTGATGGTTTTTTAGATCATTTATCTCCACCAAATCAATCAAATGATATTAAATACGCTATCGCATTTAATTTAGAACATATTTAAAAGGTATCAGATAAATGATATAATTTTGTCATGCCATTAGCAAAAGTTAACATAGCACCAGGATTTGATAAACAATCTACACCAGCAGATGCTGAGGGACGTTGGGTAGATGGTGATAATGTAAGATTTAGATATGGTGAACCTGAAAAAATAGGTGGATGGTCAGCTTTAGTAAATAATAAAATAGTTGGTGTAGCAAGAGCTCAACACGTATGGGCTAATACTGATGGTAAAAGATATGCTGCAATTGGCACAGACAAAGTTTTGGTCATTTATTTTGATGGTGCCTTTTACGATATTACACCTTTAGATACAGATAATTACTCCACAGGCGCAAACATAACAACGACCAACGGATCAACGACAGTTACCATTACTACAACTGGATCTCACAATCTAACTGTTGGAGATATTATAACTTTTGCAAACGCTGGATCTTTTGGTGCTGACACCGATTACACAGCTACAGATTTTGATGACAAACTTTTTGAAGTTCAAAGTGTTCCAACAATAACGACTTTTACAATTACAATGCCTACAGCTGAAACTGGTTCAGGAGAAACAAATGATGGCACACTTGATGTAAGACCGTATGTTCCTGTGGGGCCTTTGGTCCAAACAGCAGGATATGGTTGGGGTACATATTTATTTGGTGGTCGAACAATTGCACAAACGACAACTACAATGAACAATGCTGGTAATATGTTAGTTGGGGATACTTCAGTAATTTTAACAGACTCTTCTAATTTTCCATCTTCAGGTAAAATAAGAATTGGATCTGAGGATATGGAATACACAGCAAATAACACCGGCACAAACACTATTAGTGGAATTACTCGAGGAATAAATGGAACCTCAGCTGCAGAACACACAGACGGATCTACTGTTACAAACATAACTGATTACATAGGGTGGGGTGATGCATCAACATCTAGCACGGTAACAATTGAACCTGCTAACTGGTCTTTAGATAATTATGGTAATATTTTAATTGCAACAATTCACAATGGAAGAACTTTTACTTGGGACGCTTCATCTACAAACGCTTTACAAACAAGAGCAACGATTGGTTCAGGTATGCCAACAAAATCCGTAATGACAATTGTCTCAGATAGAGACAGACATCTTTTTCATTTAGGCACAGAAACTACAGTTGGGTCACCTACAACACAAAATAAAATGTTCATTAGATTTTCTGATCAAGAAAGCACAAGTGTATATGAACCAACGTCAACAAACACTGCAGGAACATTTCAGCTTGATGATGGCACACGTATTGTAGGTGCATTCAAAGGTAAAGATTATATCTTGGTTCTTACTGATACTGCAGCTTATGAAATGCAATTTGTTGGGCCGCCTTTTACTTTTTCTATAAGAAAAGTAGGATCTAATAATGGATTGATGGGTCAGCATGCAGGAGTGTTTGCAAATGGTGCAGTTTATTGGATGGGAAAAACAGGTGGATTTTATGTTTATGATGGAACAGTAAAATCATTACCTTGTCTTGTAGAGGACTTTGTTTTTACAACAGATGGTAATAATCCAGGTATAAATTATGACTCTGGTCAAGTAGTATTTGCTGGTATTAACGAATTGTATTCAGAAATAAATTGGTTTTACCCAACAGCTAATTCATCTCAAGTAAATAGAGTTGTTACATATAATTATGATGAAAATGTTTGGACTACTGGAACATTAGACAGAACTACATGGATTGGATCGACTGTGTATGAGGTTCCTTACGCAACTGATTATAATGCTTCTGACGCACCTACTTTTCCTACTGTAAGTGGAATATCAAATGGCGCAACTATTTACTACGCACATGAAGTTGGAATAAATCAAGCTAATGGAGATGGTACACAAACAGCTATAACTTCTTTTATTAAATCAGGTGAATTTGATTTAAATGGAAGACAAGGTGTTCCTGGAGATGGTGAGTTTTTAATGAGTATAAAAAGATTTTTACCTGATTTTAAACGTATTAGTGGTAATGCAAAAGTAACTATATTTTTAAACCAATTTCCACAGGGGACAACAGCTTCGTCTAGTCCACTTGGACCTTTTACTGTTAGCTCAAACACATCTAAAATTGATACAAGAGCAAGAGCTCGACTAGCATCTGTTCAAATAGAAAATGAAAATTTAGATGAAAGTTGGAGATATGGCACGTTTAGATTTGATGTAAGGGTAGATGGTAGAAGATAAAAAAGTAATTCAATACAATATTACCACTTCTGTATTTGAAACTGTAATTGTTGTAAAAGAAAATTTATTAAATTTAATAAATACTATTAACACAAAAAAGAATGAAAATCATACAAGTTTTTATAACAAAGAAAAACAAAACAAGATTATTGAAACTATAAATTCAGACTACGAAGAAGAACTAAAAGATTTAATAAAAGCAATTTATAAAAAAGACAGCTTTAAAATTACAGATGCTTGGGTACAAAAATATAACAACTCGCATCATTCGCTGCACACTCATGGTATGGATTCATCAAGTAAATCTTTTGTTTGGTATATTAAAATAGATAAAAAAGCTTCACCTATTAAATTCTACAATCCTGGGTTTCCCTACTGCTTTTATTATGCTAATGTAATTCAACCGAAAACTAATAAATTTGTAATATTCGATTCTTACATACCTCACGAGGTTTTATTTAATCATGATGCTGAAAGAATCGTAATAAGTGGAAATATTAAAGTATGGCAAAAATAACTATACAAATACCTGAACCAAAACCTGAATATTCGCAAGAGGATCAAAGACAAATTCTTCAAGCGTTTAGAACTCTTCAGTCTCAGTTGAACTTCTCTTATGAGAATGATATAAAAAACAAACAAGATGCATTTACTTATTTTTTATCATGACAATACAATATAAAAGCGATACTTTTGATTTAGATACAACTAATGTAACAACTATTTTGACTTGTCCTGCTGATGCAACAATAATTGTAAAAAATATTGAAGCAGTTCATAATACTGCGAGTAATGTGGATACTGATTTACTTATCAGAAAATCTGGTGCAGGTGCAGATGTACAACTTGCACATAAACAAATGAATAAAGAAACTTTTAATTTTGCATTAGAAACAATAAATTTAGAAGCTAGTGATATTCTCAAAATGCAAGCAGATACTGCTGACCAAATATCAGGTCTTATAAGTTATGCATTATTAGACAGATCTCAAGAAAATGGCTAAAACAATTTTATTTTCAGAATCGTTTTATTCAGAGATAGTCAATAATTCTGAGTTAGATAATTATATTATAGAATTACTTGATAAAGCTGTAAAAGATAAAAATGTTGACTTTAGAAGTAATGTTAATGGAATCCAAACAGGAAATATCCTTACTAAAAAAGTTGTTGAATTTTTTTCAACACAAGTACAAAACGCTATGCATGCTTTTGAAGTTAAAAATTCTACACCAATATGTACGGCAGCATGGATAAATAAAAATATGAAAAACAGTTACAATAATGTACATACTCATCCACAAAGTCATTTTGCAATCGTATATTATTGTAAAGCTCCAAGGAATTCAGGAGGACTTATATTTAGAAGAAATGATCAGACAGTTGAAATGCAAATGTATGATGAACATTTTAAAAGTACAGATAGCTTTAATAAATTTGCAATCGTTCCAGAAAAAGGTCTTTTTGTTTTATTTCCTTCTCATTTACAACATTATGTATCTTTAAATAATACAGACGAAGAAAGAATAAGTCTTTCTTGTAATATACAACTTAAAAAAAATGGCTAAGAAAAAATCAATCTTTGGAGTAAATAATTACCACAAACGCACACCTAAAAAACGTCCAGGTCAGCACGCAAAAAGTTATAGTAAAAGAAAACCACATCGTAAGAAATATCGTGGACAGGGTAGATAATTTAGTATATTAAAAACACATGACTGTTTATCACAAAATAAAATGCGAAACTAAAACTATTTATAGAAGTATTAAGACAGGTGAGAGATATGAAACAGAGGAGGCTTTTTTAGCTAACCATCCTAAAGAAGATTTAGCCACTGATGTTGAAGTGATGGTCCCTGATCTTCCTATATTTAGTAAAACAAAAAAATGAATCCATTAGGCGGAACTGAATTACAATACAAGTTTTTACAAGACAATGTTGAAAAGTCTTTGTTAGATCAATTTCAAATATGTTTGTCTGTACCAGGTAAGGTTCCTTTATCAGCTAATAAAATAAATATACTTTGGCAAAAAAATTCTTGGGACCAACCACCTCTACAACCATTCTTTAAAGATAAATCAAGACACAAAGAATATGATTACTATGTTTTTAATAGTCATTGGAATTATGAAAACTTTAGAAAACGTTTTGATATACCACAAGAAAGATGCACTGTAATAAAAAATGGAATACCTGATATAAAACAAAGAAACGCAGAACAAAAGAAAGATAAAATAAAACTTATATATCACCCTACTCCATGGAGAGGGTTATCTGTATTACTTGGTGCAATGCAACTGATCAAAAATCCAAACATAGAGTTAGATGTATATAGTAGCACTAAAGTTTATGGATCGGAGTTTGAAAAACAAAATGATGATCAATACAAAGCTTTGTATGATCAAGCTAAAATTTTACCTAATGTAAATTACATTGGATACAAATCAAATGAATACATATTAGATAATCTTCATACGTATGATGCTTTTGTTTATCCTAATATATGGGAAGAAACATTTTGTATATCAGCACTCGAAGCTTTAGCATGTGGTCTAGCTGTAGTGACAACGGACAACGGAGCACTTTATGAAACTTGTTCTGAGTTTCCAGTGTATGTACCTATGGATACAAATTACAATAATTTAGCTGTACAATTTGCTTCTGTGATTGATGGATTACCTGAGCAACTGAATACGCCAGGTTTTCAATATCACTTAAAGTTTCAACAAAAGTTTTTTAATCATTTTTATCACTGGAAAAATATTGCCGGACAATGGACAAGTTTCTTGAAAGGAGCTGTAAATGCAAGATCCAAGTAAACCAATGTGGTTTAATAAAACAATTGAACCTAAAATTGAAACAAAACCAAATAAGAAGTTTTCTATATTTGTTGCTACACCTGTACATAGCGAAGTATCTATTCACTACTTTCAAGCTTGCTTAGAATTTCAAAAGCATTGTTTAAAGAATGATGTACTTGCTTCTTTCCAAGTAATGAAATCATCTCTTATAACTCAAGGTCGTAATTTATGTGTATCTAGTTTTATGGAATCAAAGCATACTCATTTATTATTTGTAGATTCAGATATAGAATTTCAAACTCAATCTGTTTTTAAAATGTTAGCTTCTGATAAAGATATTATTTCAGTTCCTTATCCATTAAAACAATTAATGTGGGATAAAGCTTGGGAGAGAATAACGAAAGGTAATATTAAAAATTCTAAAGATTTAAAATTTAAAGGTCTTTATACTTATCCTATGAAAGTAAAAGACGATAAGAATATAAAGATAGAAAATGGTATTATTGAAGTTACTCATTCTCCAACAGGATGTATGCTTATAAAAAGAGAAGTTATCGAAAAAATGATTGATGCTTATCCAAATACAGAAATAGTATCTAAAACAGTTATCAACGGAGAATTAATCAATAGACCTTATTTTTATAACCTTTTTGATACTATGTATGATCCTGTCAATAAATCATATCTTGGTGAGGACTTTGCTTTCTGTAAGAGATGGAAAGATATTGGCGGTAAATGTCATGCTCTCATAACCGACCGAATTACTCATGTGGGTGAACATCAGTATAGAGGCTGTTTTGCTGATGAGTTGATAAAGACTGAGTAAAATGGTAAACTTTTAAACTTAGCTAAATTAAGGAACATATAATATATGGCATTACAATTTTTACCCTATGCACTAGCAGCCTACGGAGGATACAAAGGTTATAAAGGATCTAAAGACGCTGGTGGATCAGGACTTCAAAGAATATTGGGCGGAATTACAGGAGCTGTCGCTGGGTACTATGGCGGTAAAGGAGTTTTAGGTGGCGGATCAGCGTTAGGTTTACCAGGTTTTGCTACAGCACAATCTCAATTTGCTCCGATGGCATTTACAAAATTAGGACCAGTGCAAAGTTTAGGACAAACATTTCCTGCTTTAAATATACCAAGGGTAAATCCTCTACCAGGAGATGATATAGGCACAACTTCAATGGCGAATGAAATAGCAAAAGCACAAATGGGATCAGTAGCAGGCGGACCAGGTGGACAAAGAGCTGATCAAAACTTTTTACAAAAATTATTTACAAGACAGAGATTAACAAAAGCTGGTGACTTTACAGGTGAGTTAGAAATAAGCCCAGGTAAAGCAGCAACTGGAATTGCAACCTTAGCTTATTTATCAGGTGCATTTGAAAATGAACCACAAGATGTTTACACACCTACATATAATTTAGCAGTTGCAGAATTACAAAAACAAAGAGGTGGGTTTAAATATATAGATCCTGAAACAGGACAAGAAAAAGTATTTGCACAACCATATATACCTGAAGCTGATCCAGCAAACAAAACTGACTATCAGATGGGTCCTTATGCATTAGCGTACAATAGATTTAACACAGGTGGTTTAGCTGAAATAAAAAAATTTAATGAAGGTGGTATTAACTACCTACCAAGTAAAAGATCTCATGACGAAGACGATGCAAACAATTATGTTAGAGCATCAGGATATGTCGAAGATGGGTCTGGCACAGGAGATAAAGACGAAGATACAATGTTAGCTCAATTAGCAGACGGAGAGTTTGTAACAAGAGCAGATGGAGTATTAGGCGCAGGAATCATAGCTGGTGCAAATCCGAATAGCATGAAAGATATGAGAGAAAAAGGTGCACAATACTTCTACGAACAACAAAAACGATACAAAAGAGTTTTTGATTTATTAGAAGGAAGTAGAAATGCAAAAGCAGAAACCAAAGCCAATTAAGCCTGACATTTCAGTATTATCTGTTGAACCAAAATATATAGAAAAGTTTTGGCCACTATGTGATTTTATGGTTGCTGAAGCTCTTAGATACTCAGGTGGTTTTGCAGAACCAAGAGATATCAAAGATCTACTACAAAAAGATGAAGCACAATTGTTCTTAGTCTTTGGTAGTGACGAGGAAGAGCTCAATCAGGTGTTTGGTTTATTTGTAACTAGAATCGCAGCACTACCAAATTACTCTCAGCTTGAAGCCATTGTCTGCACTGGACGTAAAAGACATTTATGGGAGGACAAGCTAGTGAATACTGTAACAAAATTTGCTAAACTAAATGGATGCAAAAAATTAAGTTTTTGGGTCAGACCTGGCTGGTCAAGAGTTTCAAAAAAATGGGGCTGGAAAGCTAAACATATTCAAATGGAGAAAGAAGTATAATGGGTTCTATTGTTAAAAGTGTATTCGGAGGCGGTGGAAGTAGTGCACCTGCACCATCATCAGGTGGATCACAATTTACTCAATCCGTAATTAGAGAAGCTCCAGGTATAGAAGAACGTAAAATAGAATTGATGGATCTAGCACGTGCCGCTGCAGATCAACCTGTAAATATTCCTGATATGCAAGTTGCACCATTTGGTGCGCTAGAACAACAAGGATTAACGGCTGCCGGAACAACAGGAGTTGGCGCTCCAACTGTTACATCGGGCATCGGACAATTACTTGCAGCACAAACACCAAATATAAATCAATTTTTTAATCCTTATCAATCTTATGTAGTAGATGAAATTAACAGACAAGCAGCACAAGCTCAAAATAGATTAGGCGCACAAGCAGTTTTATCAGGAGCATTTGGTGGTGGAAGAGAAGGAGTTGCACAAGCAGAATTAGAAAGAGCAAGACTAGGTCAAGTTGGTTTAGCTCAACAACAAGGATTTGGTCAAGCTTTACGAGCTGCCCAACAGCAGCAACAACAACAAGCAGCTATCGGTGGTCAGTTAGCTAGTATAGGTGCTGGTCAACAACAAATGGCTCAAGCAGATATTAATCAATTATTACAAGCAGGTGGATTACAAAGACAACTTGCTCAAACAACTTTAGATGCAGCAAGACAATCACAATTACAACAAGCATATGAACCTTACCAAAGAGCTGAGTTTCTTTCTAACATCTATGCTGCTGGACCTAAATCACAATCTACGATTACAGCTTCGACTCAGCCACAAACTAGTCCACTAGCTCAATCTATTGGAACTGGTATTGGAGCTTTCCAAGCATTCCAAGGTATGCAAGGGAGGGGTTAATGTCTCTCAATAAAGTTTTAAACAGACCACTGTTTCGACAACAAGCTTTGAAGAAAGGTGCATTAAAACCTATCAAAGCTTTTGATGGTCGTATGATAGGGATGCCAACAGGAGGTTCTTCTGCTTACAATCCAAATAGAGTTCCAGTGGTTGTGCCACAACCAGGATTATTTAGTAGAGCAGGTCAATTTTTAAAAAGAACTGGAAGAGATATTAGATCTTTTCCAAGATCTGTTCCAGGTCAAGTTATGAACCCAAGAACAAGAGTTCCTTTTGGTATGGGAGGTGGTATAAGTAGATTATTTGTGGCTCCTATGGGTACTTATGATGCAGTATCAGCTATGACAGACAAGATAGGAATGAAACCTGGTATGCTAAAAACTGGAGTAGATTTTGGTTTAAGTGGATTAGCATTATTAAATCCTTACACAAGAGCTGCAGGTTTAGCTTATGGTGCTTATAATTTGGCTAGACCTTTAGTAGGGGGAGCTATTGATTATGTAACTCAAAAACCTATAGGGACTACAAGTCAAGCATTAGATGTGAGAAATTATCTTGGCGAACCAATTCAAACAAGTTTGTTCTCTCCTATAGATACAAGTAAAAGAGAAACTAGAAAAGAAAGAAGAGATAGAAAAAAATTAGAAAGGGTTGCTCAAGCTGAAGGATCAGAAGTAGGGATAGTACCTGATCAATTAACTCAGCCACAAAACGAAACTCAATTAGGACAAACAGAAGTTGTTGATTTAAACAAAACAATTAGAAACAGAAGAGGTGAATCAGTATTAGAACCAACTGTACCAGTGCAAACTGTTGCACAAGTAAAAGAACAACCTAGTGGTATTGATGGAGGACTTGAAGGTCCTGTTGGTGTTGAGGGCAAAGATATATCAATTAAACCTAAAGCACCTGTTAAAGAAAATGCATTACAACAAGCACAAAAAATTTACCAAGATTCTACTGAAGGTAAAGGAACTGAAAGACCTATTGGTGGTAAGTTATTTACATCTGATTTAATTGAAAGAGCTAAACAAATAAGAAGTGAACTTGGTCAAGATCCACAAGGTGATTTAGCTAGAACAACATTCTTATCTACATTAGCTGCAGGTCTTATGGGAGGCACAACAAGAAAAAGAGGTCTTGGTGGTGCGTTAGAAGTATTTGGTAATGCTTTAGGTCCAGCAGTAAGTAACTATGCTGTGATGAAACTTAAACAAAACGAATTAGAAAACAAATCTATGGAAACTTATTTAGGTTATGCCTTAGATGAAATGAAATTATTTAATGAAGCTTTAGCTGGTGAACCATTTGGTGGTGAATTAGGTGTTGTTCAATTTATTGATGATAATGGTAATACAATAAATGTAAAAGGTAGACAAACAAAAGGCGGAACAATTGAATTTGCTACAGGTCAAATAGGTCCTAGAGGTAATGAAATTTATGCATCTATTTCTAGTCAAGCAAATGTTCCTGGTTTTGGTAAAGTAAATCAATTTTTAGATAAGAAAACAGTAGATACTGAAACAATAAAGATTGGTGAAATTTTATCAGGAAGATATAAAACATTTAAAATTACTAATGACGTATTAGATACAATAGCTGAGCAACCTAAATCAGTTGGACCTGCTGGTGCAATTAATTTGTTCAAAACACGTGTAGGATCTGCATTATCTGACTTAGGATTCTCATTCGGTGCTTCTAAAGAAGAAGCAAGAGGTATTGCTGAATCATATAGAGCACAGATAGAAGCTTCTGATTTAGACGAAGATACTAAGAAAAGATTATTAAAGAGCACAGACTTTAACAAATTATATAAAGATGCTGAGAAAAGAATAAAAAGTAGAGTGGGTGGTAAAGTAGATTCTGAAACATTAGAAGAACTAGCAGTGGCAGAAACAACTTTGGTATATGCATTAGCTAACTCATTTAAAGATAAAGATAGATTGACTGCTAGAGACGTAGCTGCTGCTGAAAAACTTGTAAACCTATTTACATTAACAAGAGGTTCTAAAGCTGTAGAAGCATCAATCAGAGCGATTGGTAAACAACTACAAGATGATATCATAAGATATGAAAACGATTATAGAAGAGTTGGTGGTCTTGAAAGAACTCTTCAAAACATGAGACAGCAAAATCAATTTAGATTGACAGGAGGCGGAACTATTACAGATCAATTTATTAAAACATTAGATGAAGCTGGTTTATTAGAGGAGTTTAATAAATAATGGCTACTCTAGAACAATTACAAGAACAATTAGATAATAGATCTTTAGATCCATCTACTCTTTCAAATAAACAAAGAAGAATTATTGATGAGTTAATTAGTAGAGGTAAATTAAAAGGACCTACTACTTCTCAGTTAACAGAGCAAAGACAAGAAGCAGCCCAAGATATTGCAAGAGAAGAAGAGTTTAGAAGAGATCCTATTGCAACAGCACTAGCTGCTGAAGATTCGTTTTTTAAAGGAAGACCAACAGCAGTATTCGCTGGTGATATTACAGGAAGTATTACTCCTTACTTGATGATGAGAGAAAAAATTTATGGTGCAGCTAAATCAGGTAATCTTTGGAAAAAAGGTCCAGGTAAAATGGCACAAGTTGCAGCTGGTGTAGCAGATAGATTACCAGGCAGATTAAAATTATTAGGAGGTGCATTTAAATTATTAGGTAGAGTAGCCGATGTACCAACAAAAGTATTACAAAGTCCATTAGGTAGAGCAGAAATTTACTCAATACTTGGTGGAACGGCAGGAGCGGGAGCAGGTTCAATTACATATGATATGTTAAATGAGCAAGCTGGAACATTCATAGCATCACAAATCTCAGATCAATTTGCAGATTTAAAACCAGGAGAAGTAGATGCAGATATTACATTGAATGCGTTAAATGAAATGAAGTCAGCATTGATGTGGAATGCTGGTGCATCATTACTTACACCATTAATTACAGGACCATTAGGTAAAGCAGGTAAAAAACTTTTTGGTACAACAGGACCAAAACAAAAAGAACTTGCAGAGTATGCAAGAGATAAAGGCTTACCTATTCCACTAATTCAAGCAATGAATGACGGACCGCTAACAGATGTTGGTAAAGGTTTTTTTAAAACTGTTGGTGTATTCCCATTTATAGGTCCAATAGCTAATCAAGCTTTTCAAGGTGCAGAGCAAAAAGCAGGTAAAATGTTTTTAGACCAATTAACAACATACGCACCTTTAATGAAAACAGGTGCATTATCTCATTCTATTTATAACCAAGCAGCAAAAGTATTTAATGATAATATGGATTTAATTGGTGCTAAATACGATGCATTTGAAAGATTAGCAGATACTATCGGTAACCCAGCTATTATTAAATTAGATAAAACTGTAGCTAAAGCCCAAGAGTTAAGACAAGCATTTGCACAAGCTTTCCCTGATACTCAAAGATCAATTCAAGCTAAGAATATTGATGAAACTCTAAAACAATCTGGTGACCCTATAAATTTATTTTATGATGCTATGGATGCTATTGGAACTAACGCAATTACACCAAAACAATATAAAGGTGTAATTCAAATGTTAAATAATGCAATACAAGGCACAGATTATAGAACTTTAGGTAGACAACTATTTATGATTAGAGAAGCATTAGAAAATGACTTCAATGCTTTTGGTGCAAATCTCACAAAAAATGCTTTCTTACAAGATCCAGGATTAAAAGCTACTTTCGATGGTTTAGCTAAACAAAGCACTGAAAGAGCAGAGGCTTTCATTCAACAAAACATTAGAAATGGTGAGAAGTTGAGAGATAAACTTTACGATGCTAACGCAACATTCAACAAAGTATTAAATATGTATACAACACCAGCTGCTGCTAGATCATTACAAAAGTTTGATAGAACATTATTTACAAACAAAGGTACATTTGGAATTGTAGGGAGAGAAGCCCTACCAAGAGATTTATTATTCTCAACTATGGAAAGAGATGTTTTTCAATCTAATTCACCTGAAGCTTTAAAAAGTTTCAAAACATTAATTGGTGCTGAAGGTAAATATGCTACTGAAAATGGTAAACAATTATTTCAAGCTGCGAAAGCCAGATATATGTTCAATGCATTTTTAGATTCTTTTGACTCAGCTACAGCTCCACAAGCCAAATCAGTATTTAGAGATACAATTGATTTAGCACCAGGTGTCAAAGCTGGTACAGAGTATGCACAAGACGTAATGGAAAGATTAGGTACAGATTCAATTGAACAAGCAAGAGGTTTTAGAATTGAAGATGTAAGAACGGGTAATGGAGTATTTGATGTGAAAGATATTAGATTCTCACCTGAAGATTTCGCACAGTTTAATATTAATAAGTTTATGAACAAACTTGGTATTGGTAAAGCAACAGAGGATCTTGGTCGAGATAAGATGGTAGAGATGTTAGGTAAAGATGGTGCTAAACAATTCTATGGTTTTACTAATTACATGAAATCTATTTCTGATATTCCTGTATCAGATACATCAACTTTCTTACAAAGAAGATTCACACTAGGATCATTAGGATCTGTAGCTGGTGGTATGTTTATTGGTGGTGCTGCTTTTGCTGTGAACCCATTTGCACCTGCAATATTTTTATTATTAGCAAGGAGAGCAGGTTTAATGCTTACCGATCCTACTGCATTAAGATATATGAATGATGCCTTATTACCTGAAGAACAAATCAAATTGTTAAAAGGTCAATCTATTGGTGAAGCACAAAAAGGTTTGTTTGGTACTACAAGAAAGTTTACTGGAAGAAGTATCAATCCAAAACTAACAGCTGTGGGTTTAACAAGAAAGAGAGATGCTTTTGCTAGATTATACAATTACTTTGCAGATCAAGAACAAGATTTACCAAGAGTAGATCCAAGAACTGTTGATCCAAAAGAAATACAACAAAGATTATTAAACTTATCTTTTCAAGTACCACAACCTATTTACGATGATAAAAATTTACCAAAGGATGTTGTTGAAACAATGTTTGCTGGTGACTTTACAAAGTCATCGGGTAACAAAGCACTTGATAATGACATGGTGGCATACTTAGATCAAACAGTAAAAGCAGATGAAGATACTATGTTAGAGCAAGCTCAAAGAGATCAAGAGGCAGATGATCCAAGTGTTACTGCAGATCTACAATTACAACCTGCATTTGGTCAGCAACAGATGGCACAAGCGCCACAAGTACCACAAGGTCAAGCTACAGCTCAAGACGTTCAAGCTTTATTTCCATTTGATACAACAGCACAAGCTATAGCTCAAAGGAGACAGAATCGTGGCTAACGGAAAAGAACCAAAGACTACCGGAGAACACATCATAGCCTTATACGGTCATATTACTGGTTTGAAAAAACAACAAGATCACATGCACAAAGGTCTTGATGATGTAAGACAAAAAGTGAATTGGTTTTTTATTGCCTTAGTTGGAGGCATGGGTGCAATTATTTTGACATTGGTAAATTTATTGGCTAATTAGTGGAATGTCACTAATTAAGATTAATAAAAAATATCCTTACAAAAAACATAATCGATTTCAATCAGAGACAGGTAGAAAGTATTTAGTAGATGAAGCTCCTGTTCCTAGCGTAACTACAATATTATCAGCCACAAAAGATAGAAAACATTTAGATGATTGGCGTAGAAGAGTGGGTAATGCAGAGGCAGACAGAATAATGAACAACGCATCAACTGTTGGAACTGAGATGCATAGAGTATTAGAATTTTATTATAATGGTGAAAAGTATTTTAATGAAACAGAAGAAGGTATCAAGCCACGTAAAATGGCTGAGGTCATAAAAGATAATTTAAAAATAGATGAAGTATGGGGTAATGAAGTATCCCTGGCTTATAATCAAGAATATGCTGGAACTACAGATCTTGTAGCTATGGCTTATGGTAAGCCCTCAATAGTCGATTTTAAACAGTCAAATAGACCAAAGAGAGAAGAATGGATAGAAGACTACAAATGCCAGCTAGGAGCCTATTATTTGGCCCATAAAACGCATTACGGGCCCATAGAGCAGGGTGTAGTAGCTATTGCGACCAGGGACCTACAATATCAAGAATTCAAGCTCTCAGAGCCTCTATTGCACGAATATGCAGAGAAATTCCTTGAAAGACTAGAAACATATAAGAAAACGATGAAAAAAGGCTAGAGAAGCCAATCCTTGGCTTTATCACCCAAAGTCTTAGCAGAAAGTTGAATTTTTCTTTTCAAAGCTTGAACGATTCGTTCATCAATTGTGTCTTTAGCAATGATATCAATATAGACAACATTCTTTGTTTGACCAATCCTGTGAGCACGATCTTCAGATTGTAAACGAACTTCAAGATTATAATTGTTAGAATAATAAATTACATACTTTGCAGCAGTTAGAGTTAATCCATAACCACCTGTTGTTGGATTACCTACAAAAAATCTACACTCAGGATCATTTTGAAAACGTTCAACGGCTGTCATTCTTTGTTGCTGTGATACTTCACCATAAATTGAAACAACAGATTTACTTCCATACTTATCATTTAAGGCTCCAATAATTTCATGAATATTATGTACGTAGTTAGCCCAAATAATTACTTTCTGATCTGTCTCCTCCAAGATCTCCATCATAGCTTTTAACTTTTCATTATTGAATTGAAGTATTTCACCATCATCACTTTTACAGTAACCATTAGCTACTTGATGAAGTCTAAGTATTTCAGTTAATTGATTGTGAACTGATATTGTTTCATTTTCAAACTTAGCTAGAGCTTCGATCTTTAATCTTTGATAAACTCTTTTCTGCTCACCTGATAATTCTATCTCTCTTTTTTGGTAAACCTTTTCAGGTATGTCCAAACACTCATCTTTAGTTAGTCTAAGTGAGAATGCTTTTAGCTTTTGCTCTAATTCATCTAAATTAGTGAAACCATCAGGTACCATAATAGCTTCTCCCCTAGCTATATACACCTCATCAAATGTACAATATCTATTTCTGAATGCATAAAAGCTTTTAAACCCTAATAATGCTGGATCTAGGAAGGCACATTGTGTATATAAATCTAATGGAGATTTTGTTACTGGCGATCCTGTTAGTATACGCCTCATACGCGCTCGCCATCTTAGTGCTAAAATGTTTTTTGTTCTTTTTGCTTTTGGGTTTTTTATGGTCGTTGATTCATCAATCACCATTATATTATTTGGTTGGTTTGTAAGAAATCTATTACACTCATCTAATCCTTTCTTTGTTGATAACGCTTCAACGTTTATTAGAAAGAATTTCATTTTATCTTTTTGTGTTAAGAATTTTTTATATTGTTTAGGTTTATCTACTTTCCAAGCAAAGACAGATCTTTCTATTTCACTTGGTAAGTGAGTTTCTATTTCATTTTTCCAAACTGTGTATACAGATTTTGGCGCAACAATAAGCGCTGCATCTATACGTTTTTTTAAATATAGGTAACCAATATTGTCTATTGTAGTTTTTGTTTTACCCGTACCCATCTCCATGAACAAAGCGTAAGTCGTTCTATCAGCCGATTCGGCTAATGCTTTACGTTGATGTTCATAAGGTTGTGTCTTATAAGGGTATTTCCATTTTGCCATATCCGAAGCCTTTGTATATTTTTCTGTTTGACTTTGCAAGAGAAAAGTCTATAACCCGAATCAGATATGGATATCGAAAAGTTTTCAAATTTAGAAGTTGATACTGCGAGCACGAAATCAATCTCGGATGCTTGTAATGAAATGAAAAAGTTGGAAGCTGAGATAGAACAAGCTGAGGAAAATCTTTCCGTAAAAAAAGCTAAATACAGAGATTATCAGGAACGTAAAATACCAGAGCTTATGCAAGAAGCTGGTGTTAATGCGATCAAACTTGCTGATGGTACACAAGTTGAAGTTAAGCCGTTTTATTCGGCAAGAATACCTGAGAGTCGTACCGAAGAAGCTTTTAGTTGGCTTCGAGATAAAGGTTTCGGTGATCTTATTAAGAATACGGTTACTACTACTTTTAACAGAGGACAAGACAATCAAGTTGCAGAACTTGTAAAAGTTTGTGAGCAGTTTGGGTTTAAATACTTGCAGAAACAAAAAGTTGAACCTATGACACTCAAAGCGTTTGCGAGAGAACAAGTTGAAAAAGGAAAGGAACTCCCGTTTGATTTATTTGGTATCTATATTGCAAATAAAGCAAAACTAAAAACGAAGGAGTAAACATGTCTAACGGAAAAGACGTAGCTACAAAAAAGAAAAACGAAGTAGCAACAATCGACATAGAAAAGTTTGCTGATCAAGGTTTTGAAAACATTGATAGCAAATCGTTGCAGTTACCATTCTTAAAAATTTTAGGACAGTTGTCGCCACAAGTTACAGCTGGTGATTCTAAATATATAGAAGCTGCAAAACCAGGAATGATCTACAATACTGTTACAGATAAACTGTATGACGGTAACAAAGGTATCTTGGTAATACCTGCTTATTACAAGTTTGAATACATTGAATGGGCAGACAGAGGACAAGAAGGTAGTAATGCACCTAGAAATATCTATCCTGCTGATAGTGATATCATGTCTAAAACTACTAGAGGTGATGACGGTAAAGATAGATTAGAGTCCGGTAATTACATTGAAGAGACAGCGTCTCACTTTGTAGTCGTAGTCGAAGAAAGTATGGCCAGCGAAGCATTGATCACAATGAAATCTACTCAAAGAAAAAAATCTAAGAAGTGGAATTCAATGATGAATATGATGCAAGTACCTAAAAAAGATGGCAAAGGTTTCTTCAGACCAGCACCATTCACTCAACAGTATAGACTAAAAACTGTGTTGGAGAAAAACCAACTTGGTTCTTGGTATGGTTGGGAGATTACATCTGAAGGATTGGTTAATGATGAGAGTCTAGTAAATAGATCTTATAAATTTAGACAATCTTTGATGAGTGGAAGTGTTAAAGTAAAACACGGCCAAGAAGAAGAATCAGTTAAAACACCATTCTAATTATGGATTTTAATAAATCCCTGGAGCAGTTTAAAAAGCTGTTCCAGGGGTCTGATACATATCACGGACAATCTAAGAAGTTAGGCAAGAAAAGAGCTGACGGAAAAGATGAATGGCGTAGTTGGATAAACCCTATCCCTATGACAGATAAAAATTGGCTTGACCATTTAGAAGGTAAAGACAGTTTTGGAACTGTTCCAATAAGAGACGACTCCACAGCAAGTTGGGGTGTTATTGATGTT